AACTAAATCAGCTATAATCTTTGTAGTAGGTAATGGACTGTCACCCAGTACTTTATGCTCATCAAATGGTCCACGATGATGTCTAAACTCTGCTAGAGTACCATCAATGTCACATATATAAATATTTTCTTTTTCCATATTAAGGTATATATAATATTGTTGGGTTATTTTTATGGATATCTAAATCCAAGTATTCTTCTCTAAAATCTCTAACATCAAAAGGTTTGGTTATAAGATGATAACCATTTTTAGTTGGTATATTAGCAACTATTTTCATTCCTGAAGGTTGACATTTATTAATAGTTTCTTGCATTTTAGTAGAGTCAAAATCTTTCTCATCAATATCAATTATCCAAAGTTTATCAGAATCATAATGGTGCTGACCACAAACAGTGTTCCATAAACCTCCTAATTGATCATAATGATCACAACTTATATTCTGAGCTAATAGTTTCATCATTTCAAATGATAATCTCTTAGCATTTCTTCTATTTAAACAGATACCTGCTCTAGCATTAAACTCTTTACAAAGAATAGTTATTTCTAATTTATATCTATCTAGTTGTTCTAAATTATAGATATAGTACGCTTTTATAAGTCTGTTATTATTACTAATTCCTAATGTAAATTGAGATTCTTTATGATCTTTCTTTCTTTGGATAATCTGAAGAAAATAAAAATCATGTTCATTCTCAAATTTAAGTAATGATTTTATTAATTCAAAATTATCTATCATAAATATTTAGTATATTTTTCTCTATTAATCTTCTTAAAATTCTTATACATTGTATTCATAACCTTGATAGGTATCCATTTACCTGTCCAGATAAATCTTACTATATTTCTATAGTGAGCTTTCCACAAAGATACTTCAAAGAATTTAATTGTAATTACATTGTTCTTACCTTGTTTTAGTATCAAATTATCTAAATACTTCTCTTTACAATGAGTATTATCAACAATTATTCTTCTAATATTTGGATTAAGAGTATAATTAATCATTTTAAGATTCTCATACATTGTAATTTTATCTTCTTTGTCAGAACTAAATGTATACTTACCTGGATATGTATCTGCTCTAAGATCATCTCTTGAGATACAACGTGTAAAGGGTTTTTTCATCTCCTCTGTTCTCCAAGTAGTTTTACCACTACAAGGAGGTCCACACAATATTACTATATGTTTATTCATAGTTTAACAATTTAATTTTTTTAATTCTTGGTCTAAATCAAAAATCTCATTTGTAAGACTATTAACTACCAAGTTCTTTATATCAGAAGATAATTTAGGTATTCTAATAGTGTTAGGGTACATATCAATATATCCTGGATATTCAGATCTAACAAGAAAAACTCCTCCTATGGAATTTTTAATATCTAAAATCTTGGAAAGAGTGATTTCTAATTCACCTTTTCTTTTTAATATTTTACTAGCTTCTTTTGCTACTTCTTCAGTCATTTTATTTTAAATTAAAAATTAAGCTACATGGGGTAACGAGTGCATCCCACATTATTTATCTTCTTATGTCACCCACCATTTAGGGTGATTTAAAAGTGTTTGTCGTACACTCCAACGCTGTTTAGAAGAACTTAATCTATTAACACTGTATCTGTAAACCATGTATTACAGTCTATAGGCATGAGATTCCAGTGTTAATGTCCATCTGGTACTAAATGCTTTTCAGCAAATGTATGATATTCTGGATTTATTTTTTTACAAATTTTATGTCTATCACCTGATATTTCAGATATTACAATACCTTCGTGAGGTATATTAGTTCCTAAAATATACTGATTGTTAACATAGTTTTCTATAGTAGATTCATCATAGAATCCTTCCCACAATACATCTACAGTAGGGAGTTTTAATTGAAAAATAGTATAGTGTTCAAATAAAGCTCGTTCTACATATTTCCCATTAATTTCAATATCAAATAAAGCTAAGGTGTGTTCCTTCTCTCCGTAAGTATATTTCTCCCCTTGAATACCTGGTCCATAGATTTCTCCATAGATAATAATTCCTTCGATGTCATTAAATGAATTCTTAAATACTTCCCAAAGCTTCTCCTTGATATTATATCTCTTTGCTACATCAGCCCATACATCTACTGAGTAAAACCCATTAGTATCTGAACCTTTTATAACATTGTGAGAACCATAAACATACTCATGGTATGCATATTTATCACCAAAGAACTTCTTAATTCTATCCCAGATAGTAATCTTAGCCTTCTTAACAATACCATATCTAGCATTAGTACCATGAATCTTTCTAGTAATTACTACATAATCAATTGCACTAAAGATATTAGGTACATTCTTGATATTAGGAAACTTATAATACTTATTAAAGTGAGGATTATCTCTTTGTAATACTCGTTTACCACCAGCTAATACAACTTCTCTTACAGGCTCTTCATATTTGAAAATACCTAAGTTAGCCATCATATCCATACCCTCTGTCTTATGACCATAAGTAGGTATATCAAATATAGGTATTAATACACATTCACTATAAACTCCTTTAAGTTTAACTGTTCTAACACGATTACCTTTTCTAAGATATGTAGATACTCCCCATTTAGTAGCTAATTCTTCAGGAATCACTGCATCAGTGATAATACATAAAACAAGATCACCTTCTTTATGTATTCCTTTTTGAACAATAGAGGTCCATCCGTTGACTTTTGCAAGTTCTATTTTATCTGCTCCTTCAATAGGAGTAATAGAACTAATTTTATTTATATAACATACTGAATCTTGATTTTCCATAATTTAATTTTAAATTTATTTTAAGTGGGCTAGGTAGGGCTCGAACCTACACGCCCTATTACGGGCACAGGATTTTAAGTCCTGCGTGTCTACCAATTTCACCACATGCCCTACACTTAATTTCTACCTGTTTCTCCAATATACAAATCTTTCACAAGATCTGATTGCCAATATTCTTTAGTTTCTACATTCATTATAGTAAGTTTACCATGAAATCCTGCACCTGTATCTAAATTCCACACATTAGCAGCATTTATAGGTTTATCAGTTTTCCAACTAATAGTAGCTGTATGACCTAAGAATATATCTTTAAAATCACCATTTACTTTAAATTTACCTCTTTTAGGATAAGCTATTTCATCACCAGGTTCTACTTGACCATAACTTAATGCAGCCATCCAAAAATCTCTATCCCACATTAATACATCTTCATTGTTATAAATAGTATTATCTATAGGATGATGTCTATTTAAACCTCCGTGTACATATAATCTGTTGTCAGAATCTATGTGATAAGGTTTTTGTTTAAACATAAAGAAGTTAAAATGAGATTCTGGTAAATCTTTAGGTAATAGATCTGTTGTGTAACCACCATGTCTACCAATATATTGTCTTTCTAAATGTTTACAATAAGATTTCAAAGTACCATCTCCTCCTTGTAACCAAGAAGTAGGATGATCACCGTCAGACAACCATGTCTTAAACCCTGCATCATGATTACCTCTTATAGCATGTAGATTCTTAATCTTAAGTAATTCTTCTACAATTTCATATACTTCACTCCAACCATCAGTGATATCACCAAGTTGAATAAGTGTGTCTTTATCATAATCAAAGTTTACCTTAGATAAACATTGTTGTAAAGATTTATAAGCACCATGTATATCTCCAATTACATATGTTTTCATTTTATTAATTTTTTTAAATAATTAAACTAGGCGAGTGGCTATACCCACTTAATCCTACTGTTACTGCGCATTCTAGAAAGCCAAGGAAATCATTTGGACCTAGTTTAATTAATATTATATAAAGAGAGGGTTGTTCAACCTCAACCCACAACCTAGTTTTCTTCTACTTACATTCAAGCTCGCAATGAGCGTGTGACAGGGCATTGTATAGGTATAACTCTATTTCTAGAAAACACGAAATTGTTTTTATTTTATCTCTTTAATTTAAATTGTTGCAAGAGACAAAGTTAATCTTATGAATATACATTAACCAAGCTTTAAGGACTACAACAATCTAAAAACTATAAGTCTTATCACCATATACAAATCTGTTATTATACATAACTATTTGTTGTAAGTGATAAAAACCATCTTTATCAATATCTACTGTATTAAACCCGTTTAACCAGCTATTCTTCATAGCTCTGGTTGCATAACCAAATGCTTGTGATCTAAAATCAGCCATACTACCACCGTTGTAACCTCCTACAGCACCTTCAATATATTGTTGTACTCTATGAGTATGATAATATAATGTAGAGCGTCTATAAGTGTCTATATGCTTCTTAGCAGTATGTACATTACAGAACTCACCATGAGATACATCTAGGTAATGTCCTAATGTAATATGGTCTTCTTTCCAATTAGTATACACTTTAAATCCTCGTTCATACAGTCTTAAAGCTGTAATAGGGTCAGGAAGTGCTTTACCTAATTTAGAGTTATCAGAATCAGCCATATAACAATTATATCTATCTTCATGATTACCAAAGATATATATCTTACTAATATTAGTAGCTAAAGGTGATAACAGATTGTCTAATAAAGTATTACCTTCTTGATATTCATAATCTAAAGTAATCCCTTGTAAAGGTTTCTTACCCTTGTCATGTGAACTTAAGGAATTCATATCTAGAAAATCACCTGCAAGAACTAATCCTACAATTGAATTTCTGTTGTCTTTTAACATACTAAAGACAGCTTTAAAAGCTTGTTCATAGTGAAAAGGTGCATGTACACATCCCATTACAATATACTTACCTGGGGTATATATATTTTGTGGTCTATGTTTAAGTGCCTTCTCTTTAATCTTAGAAAACTGTTCAATATGTTCTTTACCTTTAACTATCTCTAGTTTAGGTGTACTTGCTGATTTCTTAAAAGCTCTAACTTCAAGTAAAACATCATACACATCTTGTAACGTATATGCTTTAAAGAGATTATTTTTTAAATATAAAGCACTTTTTTTAAGATATCCTGGATTTGCTAAAAGGAAATCTTGAATTTCTTTTTTTCGTTTTTTAGTCATTTACCAAATTATTGGCTTAGTATTATTTGCAATCAAATAGTCATTAGCTTTAGAGAAGTGTTTACATCCTAAAAATCCTGCTTTTGAGAAAGGACTTGGATGAGTAGCTTCTAACACTAAATGATATTTGTTATGTATAAATTGTTTATATTGTTTTGCATGATTACCCCATAACATAAATACTAATGGTTCCTGTTTATTCGTTAAATGCTGAAATACTACTTGAGTAAATCTCTGCCATCCAATATTAGCGTGAGACAAAGGTACACCTTCTTCTACAGTTAAACAAGTGTTTAATAAAAAAACTCCTTGTTTTGACCAGTTCTCTAAACTAATATCTTGATCTAAGTATAATCCATTATATACATCTGTTTCAACCTCCTTAAAAATGTTTCTAAGAGAAGGTGGAACTTTAGTATCTAATGTATTCTTACTTACTGCAAAAGCCCTGCCAATAGCCATTCCTGGTGTGTGGTAAGGATCCTGCCCCCAGATAACTACTTTTATATCTTTATAAGACTCTTCAAAAGCTTTATAAACTTTACTAGAATCTGGATATATCGAAGCAAAACTAGTTTTTCTACTAATGATATAATTGTATATATCAATCATATATTGTTCACTAAATTCTGGTGAGAGTATGTCCCACCAGTCTTTAGCAAATTTGTGTTCCTCAAATTCTATTAAGTTCATTTATTTTAATTTAAAATAGTAATCTGATTTAATTCCTTGTTTCTGCTCATTTAACATACACCCTTGTGCACCAAAAACAATAGCTGATAAATGATCTTCTGATCTATCACCTTCTTTGTAAGCTGCAAGATGTCTGTCTAATGACTCTAAGTAAACAGCTGTAGGTATTCCTTTAAAGAAATTACCTTCACCATACTTAACAGCACCTTTTGTAAGCAAATATCCAACTCTCTGTCTAAAGTATCCAGTTATAAGATGAATAAAAGGTTTATCAGAATTATTATCTCTCTTAGCTCCACTCTCAAACACTCTGGGATTCTTTTTCTTTACCATATTTCTTCTTTATTCTGTAAATTGTTTGTTCTACTGCACTATAAGAAGTATTTGTACGTTCTACTATGTCAGCTAGAGGTACTCTATCTAAATATAACTTGTATATTCTTTTATGTTTATCATTAGTTATTTTAGATAAGATATTATCTGTATTTGTATATTTACTACTATTTACAAAAACCTCTCCATTAAATTTAGAAAAGAGCTTTGTAAAATAACTAGAATGTAAATTATAATTCTCTTTTAATTCTTGTTTAGTATACCCATTATGTAAATTATATAACATTTTCTTCTCAAAATAAGACAAATCTTTAGTCATATAATAAACATCAATATTATTATCATAATCTCCAAGGAAATTTTGATCATATCCTAGATCATAATCTAAGTAGTAGTCTACATCATTATCTACTGTATCAAGTTTTGCTTTTCTTATATTCTCTAAGAATTTAAACTTACAAGCCTTTTCTATAGCACACAAGAAGTGATAGTCTCTTTCAAACTCTTTAGGTTCCTTTAATATATAGTTATATATTACATCATGAAGGAGATCTTCAGCTTCTTGTATGTTAAAGTTTGTAAGTTTAGTACAATATCTTAATAGTGTATTATATTTAGGTATTATATCTTCAACTGTGTATATTCTCATTTAATGTTATTCTTCTCAATATATTCATCCATTTGTTTAGTAAACTCTAAGTCTGTAAGTTGTTGACCCTGAGTTATATCATGGTATATCCAACAAAATGTCTTAGTAGTATGGTGAGTAAATATTCTATCAAATTTGTTTAATATAGGAAATATTCTCTCTGGATTATTTTTATCTTCAATAAGTTCTTTTAATCTATCTAATCTATCGCTCATACATTTGTTTACTTATTAAATAATTCATTAGGTCTTTTATACACTTCATAATCTAAGTTAGGCTTAGTTATAAGTTCTACTATGGAAGAGACCTCAACTCCAAAGTGATTAGCAACAATCTCTCTCTTCTTAAGAGAGGGTTTTAATATTTCTGCCATTGTAGTGGCAACTTGTCCATTAACAATCAATGGACTATCGTTTAAATCATACATAGTACCTCCATAATGTCTATTACTTATAAGTAAATTCTTATAAGCTTCAGATATTTTTGAGTATTTTCCAGCAATTATCTTGTGATAATCCTCAACATGTACATCAGGTACTCTCATTCTAAATACTAATTCATTGTTATCATCATCAGCAAAAGATGAATCAAAACAATCATGTGAACTTACCTTAGTCATTATTTCAACTAATATAGGTTCATCTTTATTTAATACAATAATAAATAAATAAGGGTGTTCACCAGATTGTGCATCTATATGCACATTTAGTAAATTCCCTCCAAAATCTGATGTGTGAATATCAAACATAGCTAAACAAAAACTTGTTACTTTAGTATGTCTTAAATCACCATCATCTGCAACATAACCCTTTTCTTTAAGGTATGTTAATCTTAAACTCATAGGACTCCTCTCCTGTTATTTTACACATATTGGTTCAGGGATTTCAAATCCCTCGTATACATCTAATATTTTTAGTTGTATATAGTTCTTGTAAAATTCTTTAATTCCTATGTACTCTCCAAAATGACCTATATAATTTTCTAAAACCATTGATCTTAAAAGACTTGAAGACTCTAAACTATCAGTATGTTTTAGTATTTGTTCTACAGTTTTAATACCTTTTCCAGGAATTCCTTTAATTCCATCTCCAGATTGACCTATAATCATGTCACTCCAAAACTTTATATAAGCTTCATCCTTATTAGTATAAACCCACTCTTCTTTTCTCCAATTATAATGATTTCCTTCTAATCCTAATAAATCCTTATCCATAGCACATATAAATGAGTCAGGAACCTGTAATCTTGTAATATTTACAGCATCATCTACCTCCATATCATGCACTTCTACCGCTCTAAACTCCCATACTAGATAATTCTTTACAAACACCCACCATTTAGGTTGCTCTATTTTTCTATTACTCTTATAAGTATCTGCTACTTCTTTTCTAGAAGTAATAGTATTTTTACCTTTAATGAAAGCAATATAATGAGTAGCTTGTGTATCTGTTAGAATTTTATTTATCCAATAGTGAGCAGCATTTCTCAGCTCATCTTCTGTTTTGTCCATATAGACAAACTTCTCATCCTGTCTTAAAGGCTCGCCATCTACCCCTAAGACTTTATTAGGATGACCTATAGAATAAGCTACACTGTCTAAATCAATTATTGCTGTTTTCACTGAGCTTTTATTTGTGTATAATTATTTTTATTCTCTTAGATAATTTTTCAGCTTTTACTCTATAGGTACCTTCTGTTATAGGAGACTTACCTATTTTATCTAAAAGTTTAGTGACATCTTCAAGATCTTTTATTTTCACTTTATACATGCTAATACTCTTTCTTTATATATGGAATCAGCTTCAGCATAACCTATTTTGGTTAAAAACTCAAAGTAGTCTCCTTGTTTATAATATTTCTTCTGCCAATTGGCATAATAAGCTACACACTCTTTCCAGTGTCTAAAGTACAAATATTCACTCTTTCTAAATCCAAATAGATTATTATATTTTTTAAATACATTAGATTTAAAATTACCACTCTCTAATCTTGCTTGTCCGTAAACTATATCAGGAAACTTTATATCAAGTCTTTTTATTTCATCCTTTAACAGGAGACTTGAAAATGAATCATGAACAATAGTATTTGTAGGCTTTACTGGTTCTTGTGGAGGGATACATATTTGCTCTTGCTCATATTCCTCAACTTCTTTGTTAGGACCAAGTGCTAACATAAGATAAAATGATCCTACACCAAGTAAGAGTGCTAAATACTCTATATTAAATTTCTTTCTAGCCATAATAATAATATTGAAGTTATAAATAAGTTAATAATAAAGGACATAATAACATAAAATTTGTATAATCTTAAATCACTACCTAGTTTACAAGGATTGACAAAAGACCATATCAAATTCCATATTAAGAGTATGACAAAGAAAACTACATACTTCTCTGTGAATAGTAATCCTCCAAGTATAAATATAGATTCGGTTATACCAAAGAACATAATTGTGTTTTTATGTGGATGAGAAATAAGAGTACATTGACTTTTTATTACCTCCATATATGTAGTATTAAATATACTTACAACATAATATAAAGTAACAATTACACCTAGTAATATTACTGCACTTAATTCTAATTGTTTTATTATTTCCATAGTTTTAGTTTAAATATTTCCATATGTAACCTTTACATACTTTTGTTTTCCCACAACAAGCTTTAGATATAGATGTATTATCTACACCTGTATCTTCAGCTGCTTCTTTTATACTTTTATATTCTTTAACAATTTCTTTTGTATTAATATCCATTTTACAACACTTTTTTTCAAAAGTAGGATTTCTTTTAGTTCCATATAATGGATGTTTAGATCCACTTAATTTTCCTTTTAAAGAATTACTTATGTTTAAACATTGTTGTGGTGTTCTTTTAGTACCAAATGTATTATTTGCTACAGAACACATATTATAACCAAAAATAGAATTTGCTGAACTTAACATATTAATCCAATATTGTTCCATATATTTACATATATCTGAGGGATGTTCTTCTAATATATCAAATATAAAATTCTCAACACCATATTTATTAAAAGCTTTTTGTAAATGAGAGTTATGATGATTTCCTCTAATCAGAGAAGCTTTGTGGTGCTGTAATCTTCTATAAATACTTTTTGTAGAGCTACCAATATAATATTTATTAGTAATTATATTTATAATTATGTAAACACCTGAAACTTTCATATATAATATTTACTCTTTACTGAATCAATAGCTTGTGCAACTTGAGTCTGATCAGAAGGAGTATATAAAGATACAATATATTTATTTTCTTTCAAAAACTTTTTAAACATTTTCCATTTTAAAGTAAACTCTCCTGTTCTAAAACCCTTAGTTTCTATAATCCAACCTGTCTTGTCTTCATTTAAGTGTACAAAATCAGGTGTATAAGTAATAGCTCTAATATTATTAGTCACTTCACCAAAAACAGATTTCATTTTTTTAGAACCGTTTTTTTCTTGAAAAGTCTTATTATATATTTCTAATCCTGAAGTACTAGATACAAATTTATCTTGTAAAACAAATGTATGTTCTTCATACTGAAAATCATGTATTCCATTCTCCTTAAGTTTAGTATAGCAAAAAGCTTCTAAACCTGATTTAAATTTTATATTATCTACTGTTCTAGGTTTAGCATTCTGTATTTTAACACCATCTACCTTGAAACCTTTTTTCTTCTTTTTGAATTTATACCCTCTAAAAGAACTCTTTTTATTGTTCATCAAGTATTCTTTTGATTATACCAACCATAGTAGCATACCATTTAGGATTAATTGTTGTATAAGCCTGTTTGTTATCTACTAGTATTCCATCAGCATATTCAGAGTCTACATCAATAGAAACTACTGTTGATTGTAAATCATCTAAGAATATCTGTATTTTATTTGTTTCTATTTGTGCTAATTTAATTGCCACTGTAGCACAAGCTATTGTATGTGCTGTGTCAAGACCTATAATAGCACCTGTTCTCCAAATATAAGGAGAACTATCATCTGTAGAGATCAAGAATAACTCTATATCTCCAGCAGTCAATCTTTCATCTATATTCTGAGGGTTATTATGAAGTGCATAGATCACATCTCTAAATACTCCTTGATTCCACAAATCGGTGATCTCAAACCCTATTTTAATTTTACTCATATTAATTTTTTAAGAAGCTCCTTAGCTTCCTGTTCACCATATTTGTGCACAAACTCACTTATATCTTTACAACCTGTTTCTTCTGGTATAAATATAAGCTGAAATTTGTTATATTGTACTTTTAATTTGTTAGCACTCTTTACTCCCTCATCATCTGATATTTTATTATCATACAGACAAGCTAGTCTATTAAATCTGTTGTCAAAGTCTATATAGACCTCAATAGGTAATCCAGCTGTCTCTGAAGAGAGACTCACTGCCCAATAGCCTAACTTCTTAAGCACAATTCTGTCTTTACGACTCTTAGTTATAATAAGTAAATCTCCTTTTTTAGGAAGTTTACTATAACCATCTATATTCTTTCTTGAAGAATTGTTAAGGAATCTGATTCCTGTTTTCTTATTAGCAAGAGGAAAATAAATCTTATACCCTATAAATTCATTAGTTTCATAATCATACTCCTTATAAGCATATATAGGATTAGATTTTTTATATTCAAATACTGTTGTTATATCACCTTTTACAAGGTAAGCATATCTACAGCTTATAATCTCTTCATCTTCAAGTGTTTGAAGAGATATTCCATATTTACCCCAATAATCATAATCTGTAGATGTATAATTCTGAGATACAATTTCAATTCTAGGTCTTATTCTTGGTTTATGAGGATTATTGATAGCATCATTTGCTACTATCACACTAGGATTTATATCAATTTTTATATCTTTGATTTTGAAATCATTAGCTATTATATGTAAAGCTTCATAAAAAGTACATCCATACTTCTTTTGTATATAAGTAAAACAGTTATAATGATCTCCTGTACCAAAGTCTTTATATAAAAGATTACCATATCTATCAGTAATTCTACATCCAGGTTTAGAATCTACATACAACTCACTCTTAAACGATTTATCTATCTCTTCAAAGTTATGACAGTATTTCTTCCATATGGAAAATTCACTTACTTTTTTTAAGATATCATCAATAGTTATATCTTCTTTAGCATCATTAAAATCAAACATACTTATATATAAAAAGGGACTCCTATCAGGAACGATAGGAGTTGCCCTTAGTTATTATTATTTTACCATTTTGGTGCTGCACCAGAGGTATGAATACCAGGTGTTGCAGGTGGAAGACCACTTAACATTTTGATATTTTTAGTAGGATCAAAAGTTAATGTGTTACTTCCTGCTGGAGCAAAACATTTACCACCACCAATTTCAGCTTTAATCCAATTCTTTTTATCAGCACTGTTAGCTTGGATTTCTTTACCATTTAAACGTACATCAAAAGGTTTTCCAACCATTACACGTGCTAATCCAGCAGACAATTCAGCTGGAGATTTAGCTGCAGGTAACTGTGTTTTAGCTGTGTCAAAATCAGTATTATTAATAGCTGCTAATAAGTTAACTAATGCGGGTTTAGTAATATCCCAAGCACTTTGTTTAGAACCTTCTTTTGGTATATTATTTAAGTAATAGCGTTGATTACAAACTAATCCTGCTTTATCTTCTAATACTAATTCAATAAATGGTGCACCTGTACCAGCTACCCCATCAGTAATTCCTGTAATCTTTACAGTATGAACACCTGGTTCTAAAAATTTATTACCATTGTTCTCTGCGTCTTTAAAATCAAACATTTTATTTTTGTTTTATATATTCTTATTATTTGTTGTTCTCAATTTTAGTTTACTACTTCTGTAGAAGGTGACTCCACTAATGTATACGTAGGTTTATGTGTCTTTTTAATCTTTAAACCTGCATCTTTTAATAGACGACCTGTTGCTGCCATTGTTAAGTTATACTTATCAGCAATTTGATTCTTCTTTGCTCCCTCATTTACCAATTTGGTAAGTTCTGTCTTTGAAATTTCAATCATTTGTTCTTATTCTATTTGTTCTTTTTATTTGTAATATTCATCCATAGCTTTAAACACTACAGATAAATCATTAGGTATGTATAAACTATCAAACATGTCTGCTGGAGACTTTGCTGGAATAATTATACCATTCTTTTGCACTCTATTAGTTACAAAATTGTATTTAGCTTCACCTGATTTATCATCAAAAGAAACGTTGGTAAATAGAGCTACAGTTACAACTCCTAGAGGGTTATACTGATCTTCAACCATTTTACCTACAGTTTTTAACTTCTTACCAACCTTAATTCTATCAGAAACATCATCATCATCATGGAACATGAATACTACATTCAAATCCTCTCTCATAGTTTTAGCATAAGCAATGATTTGTTGCATATGTAAAGCTATATCCGTAAACTTACCAACTTTTTGTTAGCACTAATTCTCATTAGTGATCGGACTATATCTTATTTGTTATTGTTAGAGAATCTTCTAAATTCCAACCTCTATGTAGTCTTGAAGACACAATGTTTGGTGGAATATTTGAGTATTTAGAGCAAATATATTTTAAAGTTCCTAATTCACCATTATACGTATATAATTTAGTAAATTTTATAGCATCTTCAAAAGATAAATTTTGTCTATATATTCTTTGGTACAGAGTAGTATATTTTATACCAAGTTTTATTGACCAATCTTTCAATGTATGAGATTCTTCTTTATAGTTTATAACTATATTAAAATCCCCTCTATTACTAGATTGTTCTTTAGCTGTAGCCCATCTACAGTTTTCTTTATAATAACCTTTAGTATTATCTTCTCTGTCTATACTGTGTAATTTAGAAGGCGCATAACCCATATCTTCTATAAATGCTTCATAAGATGATCTCCATCTTTCACAAACATTAATAGTTAAATACACTCCTGTCTTCGCAGAAGGTGCACTACATCTAGATTTCATATTTTTCCAAATTCTATACTCTCTTATATCTCTTTTTCTCATTTTAACAAATCTTCCTGTTTAGTCTCTGAACCTTATTTTCGCTATACAAATATACGAAAATCTTGGCTGCGGATTGTCTAATTTTAATCTTTTTTACTCTATCTGGGTAATTATTCCAGCCCTATAATATATCACTATTTATAGTTAGTAGATTAAACTCTAAAGAGTTTCCCGTCAATTTAAGAAGTTTATACAGACCTTAGTATGTTAAGCCTGTTTCTTTAGCTCTAGCAAATAATTCAGTAGTCATAATAAAACCAATATCATCAAGAATTAAATTCTTAATATGTTTAGCTTCCTCATTAATACCCTTCATAAGACCAAGTAATTCAGAATAATTATCTGTTTCCTTAATATTACGATTTTCAGCATTATATAAACTCTTAGAACCCTTAAAAGGGAGAGGTTTATTTAATGTGTTAATGATATATGTAGCCTTTGGATCTAGATTTTTTAAACTGGTTGACTTTCCAGATCCTGTGTCCAACAGTGTTATCTTAAAGGCTTTTTATCCTTTAATTCTTACAATTTTATTCTTGTAAGTTCGGCATATATTTTCATCTCATTAAGATGAGGGATACTCTTGGTTAGATTATATTTATTCACTAACTATGCTCTACACTACTAATTAACCTTTCGTAATTTAATTAGTTAGCTCGGTATTATCGTTTCAGACTTCACCGAATTTACCCCTTGATTATTTAAATTATCACTAACTTAAACGGCAACTTTATATTATTTGTTAAATAACTTAAATCTTCTTTCTTTTCTAGATAAGTATTACTAAATTGATATCCTTTTATATGTAGT